GGTCTAAGGTCTATCGTTCCGCCCTTCCAATGCCAGCACGTTTTACAGATTTTCTCCTTTTGGGGTTCTTCTTTTTTTTCACTACAAAAATGTTCATGAAAGGTAAAAACGGGAACCCTCATCTCACAAACAGGGCAAATTACAAACAATCTGTGCCCATCGGTTACTACTGAGAATAGCTTGAAGTCCCCAAGGGGAGTACCACAACCATTACATTTCATTTACATCCCCTCCTTGTAACCCAAAGCCTTAAATATTCCCCCTATTTTAGAAGCAAGAAACCCGTCTACATCTTCAGGTGGACGTAAACATAAAAAGGAATAGTTGCCAATTCTTCCACAATAATGAGAAGTTCTTATGAAACGGGGACTACACATCTTATCCCAGAACTCATCCGTGCAACATGCTTTCATATCATTTACATCCCCTCATCCTGTGCATCTTTTATCCCTTCAAACCAGGCTTTGGTCGTTACTGGGAGTGTAAATATGTAAATATTACAGTTCTCAGCATTCCCCCCATTTTTACTGAAATCGTATCCAGCTTTACGCGCGTCCTCACGCGCTTCCTTAATCGTTTTTTTCATAAATCTCCCTACATCCCCTCAGCGTACCGCTGTTGGAGAAACACCTCGTGAAGCTCCCTATCCTTCCCCATATCCGTGTACGGCTCTTCTAATCCGCTCAAACAATACCCCAGGGCCGCCACAACCGGAAAATCCTCGGCTTTCTTGGTCTGCACATCATCAGGGGTCAGTCCGCTCAACTGGCCGGGGATCTGACTGTTGGATCCAAAGTGCAGAGTTTTACCTGCAGGCGTAACCCGGGACCGCGCCTGGTGAGCGTACAGCCTCAGATTATGGGCCTCATCCAAAAATGGTGCCTCAGCGATATAGATCCCCGTCTTTTTTATCGGTAATCTCTGATTGAACCGATCGACAAAGTGCATCATCAACACGTTTTCCGTTTGGCCGTACCATGGATCCACCAGGTACCTGTTCTGAACATCGTACATTCGCTTAATCAGCTTGTTGACATCCCGGTCCTCATGCTCGGTCAACATCCACAAATGGCGAAGCTGCAGGCGTTTATCTGTGTGGTCGCTTTCGCCTATCACACACAAGAATCCCGGGTGTTCTCCTGAAGGCCACGCAATCCCGCCTATAATCCTTCTGTATTCCCGGAGGTTTATGTGGTCAAACAGGTAGTCCCTCTTTATTCCCAAGGGTGTTTTAAGCGTTCTTTTTTCGATATGGAGAGATGTCACGATAAATCACTCCCGGCGAAGAAGCCGCCGTCATAGAATGTTAAATAAAGCGCAACGCCCCTGTCTTGTGATCGTTTTAATAGTTCTCTTATTGTATCGTTATTCATAACCCGGATTTTGCCATTTTCAACCTTGTATGTAAGGATTGACAGTTCTTCGACCAATGCTTCATCAGGCGGCAACATGGCCCCCGGGTCAACCCTCAACCATTCCCGGACCGCCCATAATAGCTGATCCCTCAATATCTTAAAGTCACCTAATTCCGTGGTTTCGGTGCCGCCCTCCGCTACCATTACGCCCGTAGCCGACACACCAGCCCTTCGCATATGGGGCGCTACCCCTGAACCCAAACCAGTAGCGTCAACGTTTACCCTAAGATTACCCTCTTTAGCCTCGATAATCCCCCGATCTCCACTGCTGATCACATCTATGCCCTGCCAGGCTATGAGTTGAGGAACAAAACCGCCGTAGCGCTTACAAATAACATTAGAATCAGAACCAAATTCTGCCACATCCTGACCCATGACGCCGGGAGTGTATGCAGGAGGGAGTTCGCCATTTGCGGCAACATACACGTCCCAGCGCGTCCGGGCTCTGGCAATCCATTCCTTAGATATCAACTGTTGGGTGCTTTGGGCTGGATAACGGCCCAAGACCATATAACTGAAAGCTGGTTCCATAACCTTGTAATATCCGGCGTTTAGCGGAGGGTAGGGTTTTCCGCTATGACTTTTTGCCACACATCCGACAAGGAAAGAAGGGAGTTCAAAACATTCGCCGTCCGGGATCTCTTGGCCCTCGACTAAGGGCCTGCACCATTCATTTACACGCCTGACAGTGGTTTCCCGAGTCACGGCGCCGGGGATCTCATCCGTACCCGTGATCACATTTGGATGGTTGAATGCGGACAACCGGACCACGTTGGCCCGTCCGTCCCGCTGCATCCGGTATGCCTCGCCCAATTCCGCGCGGGGATTGAACATCACGAGTAGGCGCGCATGGCCGCCGGTCATACATGATTCAATGCCTCGATAGACCTCATCCGGTATGGCGTCACCTTCATCCAGGATAAACAGCAAGTGTGGACTATGCTTTCCTGAAAACTTCGCCTCTCTTTGGGCCTCTGTGCCTGAGCTGGGGATTGTGACGCCGGTTAGAAATGATTGAGCAGATCGTTGGACGTGAAGGTTTGTGACGGCGTGCTGTGAGAATAACTTGGGATGCTGCTCTATAATTGATCCAATTTCGCCCCATAAAAGCTTTTTGAGATTGCTTTCCGGAGGAGCCGCGCCCGTGTAGACCTGTGAATTAGGGAAACAGGTAAACCACCAGGCGGCAATCCGAGCCGCTGAATGCGTTTTGCCGGTGGCGTTCGCTGATATCGCTATTGTAACCGGGTGATCCCGAACAGACTCCATCAGGACCTGAACTTCATCCGTGTATTTTTCGCCCAGCTCTGTTTGACCAAACCCCAGGGGATCACCCTGATATCCCTCGTATTGGATGCCCTTCCGAAGCGCCTCAATCACCCCGGGTTGACATTTAGACGCCAGGACCGCGGCAAACGCCTCGGGAGTCTGGCCAGGTTGTGGGGTTAGCTGTGGGATCATATACCCTCTTTATTAATGGCTACAAAAATAGTGCGAGGAGAAATCTTTTTATTCATACAATGCGTCACGGTCTCGGACATAGCTATCTGGCCTTCATCAAATCCCTTATCAAATGCATCTCTCAACCATGCCTTTATGACTGAGCGCATGAACTGTTGGAGTTTTGGATTTTCTATCCCTGTGTCGTAGATGTCATTGATTATGTCGTCTATGATCATTCCTTGCCTTTCTCCCCCTCGGTATGTGTCACCTACCTGCCACCTACCGTATCACACTGAATGGCTGCCTATCAACTCCATATAACCTGTAGTGATACCTACCACTTACCTAATGAGTTTACATAATAAATATTATCAGACCTTGTAGTTATATCAACCACTTACGGGGCACATGTTGGCCTATACCCACGAAACAGGGGTATGTATCACCTACTTACCCTTTGTCAGCGCCTTACGCACTCCCTCAGCGTACTCCGGAGGCAGGGCACTTAATATCAGGTCTAAGGTCGCCTGGTCAAAGCCGTGCTCGATCTCTGTTTTATCGGTCCAACCAAAGTTTTTGAGTGCAAAAATGGGGCCCGCGGGGTTGCCTAATTTCAATAAGGTTTCATATTCTCGTTCAATAAATGTGCGCGCCCTTTTTATTGTGTGAGCGAACGCTGGCTTCTTCTCATAATCATAAAAACTTCGTCTATCTGCAAACCCAAGGAATATTACAAGGTCTGAAATTGTGATGTCTGGAACCTCGACCTCGTGAAACCCTTCTTTTTTTGTGCCAACAACACGCTTAATTTTGCGGTATCCTGACTCAAAATACTCTTCGATTTTAGATTGTAGTTTTTCGGGGGAATTATATTTGGGAGGTTTGGGCATAAATATGTCACCTATAAGGTTTACTTATGAATGTCCTTATACATAAGTTTTTCTTATAAGTCAAGGGAAATCGTATTACTTTGTAATACCTGTAGTGGTTGGGGATACTGCGGGCACAAAATGGGGGATTAGGGGGGCATGCTATTTAGGAGAGCAATCCTTTAAAGAGGTATGTCTTTTAGGAGGGAGATCCTTTAAGAAAAAGGAATGTTGACACTGTTACCCTTTGTTGTCAAATGTTGGCTATTTGTTGTCTTCGTTGTTACCTTTAGGGGATTTTGGCTTTTAGGATGGGTTTTGTGTGGGGTTAAAAGAGCGGTAGCAGTTTCTTGATGAAACTGATGTAGTGGAAGATATCAAGCTTTTAGTCGAAAGTCAAGTTAATTCACCTTATCCTTAGTGGGCTTGTGTTTCCAGTCTTTTTAAGCCCTGCTGAACGTCATTCATAAGATAATTATCATTTATTATTGATTTAGGGGTTGACAAGGCATTTATATCGTGTATAATAGTAATAAACAAGATGGAGAAAGAAGTTGATATTAACATTTAATAAGGGGAGGGATAGGACAATGACAAGAGGGAACTGGACAGACAAAGAATGTTTTTATGTGTCAATTATTGATGCTGATAGGTTCAACGCCGTAGCAGGACCATTTAAGACGCACCAGGAAGCACTGGACATGGTTAACCCTGCCATAAAAGCGGGCGGGGAACTTGACCCCAGGTCTCATTTCTACGCTTGGGGAACCGTGAAAATGGTAAATGGTCACAAAGAAGGCATGTTGAACGAACACCTTAATATCTAACCGCCTGCGGGCATGGAGGGAATTGAGATGAATATTATAATACATGATAGAGAAGTGGCGATCAAAAAGCAGTTTACGGGAAGCATGGTTTCTAATGGTGAACTTGAAAGGATGCAAGAAAGGATAGACACTCTTGAAAATGCTGTGGCCCACCTTATGGCTTTCCTTGCTGATCGTCTTCGCTTGACTCTTGGGGAGATCGACAACGAAGACGGATTGTTGGATTTTTAACAAAAAGCCCCTCCGGGGGCAGGAGGTGATACAGTGAAATTTACACC